CACGAATCAACTTCAAATTGAACGGCTTGGTTTTGAGTGTCCAACCCTTACTGCAAAATCAGTAATAAATGCTGCATGGACTGATGGCGTCGGCGGAACATCCAAGACGTTCATTATGCGCGATTGTCAAATTACAGGCACTAATGCTGCTGGCGGATTTGGAAACGCAGTGTTGCTAACTAACGCCCGCAACATTGTTGTTGAAAGCGTTCGTATCTTAGGTGACCGCGATGGGACTCCGCTATCAACTAGTTTTGGGTTTAACATTATAGGAACGAACCCCACTGGCGCACCTGTCGAAATGTTTTTCAATAAGGTGCAAGTGTATTTTGTGGACACTGCATTCAAGATTGATGGTTGGATTGAGGGTGTGTTTTTTACCTCATGCACTATGATAGCGTGTCATACAGGTATTGACGCGGTTATTGGGCCAGCGGGGCCAAAGCCACTTATTAACGTCATTGGTTGCCACATAAACACGGACACGTTCGGTATTAGAACGGTTGGTTTTGTGCAGTCTAATTATTCGGACAATCTAATATATGCCCAAGACGTAGACGGCACATCGACAGGCTACACAGCAATCTCGCTAAACGCATCTGGCGCAACGCTGAATGTTCAAGTGGATAACAATAATTTCCAAGGTCTTTTTGCTGGCGTTACACAAAACGGTGTTGTTGTTGAAAACGGTCTTGGAAATGACTTTTGTATTATATCCAACAATATATTTAATGCGTTTGATGTTGCCGTCTGGTTTCAAGCTGGAACAACTGATGCTATTGTTGCTGACACTAACTATTTTGACTCTTGTGCAGTCAATGTTCTGAACCAAGGCGCTGCGTCTAACATTAACGGCGTTTTCGCCGTTGATGGCGCTGGCATTGGTCAGAAAGAATTTCCCGACAGACTTGTGCAAAAGTTTGGCTCATCGGCAATTACGCTCGACGCATCTGGAGACGGCACAATCACTTTGACACCAGCTTTCCGCACTGCTTTTGTAGGAGCAACGGTTTCTAGCGGAGATCCTTTAGTTACGGGCGGCGCTAGTACTTTTTCAGTACGACAAGCAAACTGCACAACAAGTTTGTTGGCTGTTTCAGTGCGACCAAACCCTGGAGCAGTGCCTGTCCGCGTTAACTGGTTTGCTTGCGGATATTGATATTAAGAAACTTGCAATAGGAAAATATAATGAACCAATTTGAACTTCTCTTAGCCTGCTACAATTCTGGACAAGTCAGCGAACGTCAATGGACTGAGCATTTGAAAGATGCTGATTTTGCTGAATGGCTGGGGAAGCGCGCAAATTAACTATTATTGCCAGACTGCATCAAATGATGTAGTCTAGCCATCAACCGTACTGATGCGGCTCATCAGGAACTCTTTAAGGGTTAAACATGGACGATAATGTCTTTACCGAAGCGGATGCCTCCGCGCCAGAACTCGAAGCCACGGCAGCAATCGAGCCTGTAGAAAACACGACGCCGGAAGAGCAGTCTGCTGAACAGGAAGCACCCAAGACCTTTACACAAGAAGACTTGGACGCCATCGTAGGCAAACGGCTCGCAAGAGAGCAGCGTAAATGGGAACGCGAACAGGCTCAAAGAGCAGAGGAAATGCAGGCACGGCAGCAGCCGATCCACGACATAACTCCTGAGCAATTTGAGACTTACGAGGATTACGCAGAGGTTTTGGCCGAACGTAAAGCCGAAGAGCTGCTGGCACGCCGTGAAAAGGACAGCCAGCAACGTGCAATGCTAGAGTCTTATCACGAACGTGAAGAGGCGGCGCGGGATAAATATGACGACTTTGAACAAGTCGCCTATAACCCCAACCTTCCAATCACCGACGCGATGGCGATGGCAATACAAGCGTCCGACGTTGGCCCTGATGTGATTTATCACTTAGGTATCAACGCTAAAGATGCCCAGCGTATTTCGCGCCTAGACCCCATTTTGCAAGCTAGGGAAATTGGAATGATTGAGGCGCGGCTTTTAGCCGAACCTACATTCAAGAAAACATCCAACGCCCCGGCACCGATTGCACCTGTCACTGCCCGCACCTCTGGTGCGCCGACATTTGATACGACAGACCCGCGGGCCGTAAAGTCCATGAGTACGTCAGATTGGATCGAAGCAGAACGGCTACGGCAGATCAAGAAGTACGAGGCACAACGCAACCGATAATTTAGGATTATTTCCATGAGTAACTCGATTTTAACCATCGACATGATCACGCGCAAGGCGCTTGAGATTCTCGAAAACAACCTTGTTCTTACCCGTAACGTAAACCGTCAGTACGACGACAGCTTTGCTGTTGAAGGTGCCAAAATTGGTTCGACCCTGCGTATCCGCTTGCCGGACCGTGCGCTCGTAACTGATGGCGCAGCCCTTCAGGTACAGGACGACAACGAGCAGTTCACAACTCTGACCGTTGCCAACCAGAAGCACATCGGCGTCAACTTCACGACTGCTGAATTGACCATGCAGCTTGACGATTTCGCTGAGCGCGTTCTCAAGCCACGTATCTCGCAGCTTGCTTCCAGCATCGACGCTGACGTTGCAAATGCGTATGCAACCATCGGTAACTCGGTCGGCACGCCCGGCACTACGCCAGCTACATCGTTGGTTCTGTTGCAAGCGCAGCAGAAGCTAAACGAAAACGCAGCCGTAATGTCGCCACGTTATGCCACCGTCAACCCAGCCGCAAACGCTGGCTTGGTCGAAGGCATGAAGGGTCTCTTCAACCCAACCGACACTGTCAGCAAGCAGTTCAAGAACGGCATGATGGGTACTGGCGTACTTGGTTTCGACGAAATCAATATGTCGCAGTCCATCAAGCAGTTCACCACTGGTTCGCGTACTGCAACCGGCGGTTCGACTTCGGCTGCTGTCACGTCGGAAGGCGCGACCACCATTGCCATCACTGGCGCTGGTACAAGCACAACCGTCAAGGCTGGCGACGTGTTCACTGTAGCTGACTGCTATGCAGTTAACCCACAGACCCGTGAAAGCACAGGTTCGTTGTTCCAGTTCGTTGCTCTTGCAGACGTTGCGCTTTCGAGCGGCGGTGCCGGCAACATCACTGTTGCTCCGGTCTACTCGGCTGGTCACGCGCTTGCCACTGTCAACACACTGCCCGGCAACAGCAAGGCAATCGTGTTCGTCGGTGCGGCTTCTACGCAATACGCGCAGAACCTCGTATACCACAAGGACGCTATCACCTTCGCAACCGCCGACCTTCTGCTCCCACAGGGCGTGGATATGGCTTCGCGTCAGGTACACAACGGCATCTCGCTTCGCGTTGTTCGTCAGTACGACATCAACAACGACCGTATGCCTTGCCGTATTGACGTTCTGTATGGCTACAGCACGATCCGTCCGCAAATGGCCGTCCGGATGTGGGGCTAATTTAATCATGGCCTCCGGTTCGCCGGAGGCCAAACATTTTAAAGGATTTATATCATGGCTATTCTACCTAATGGCGCCGGCGGTTATCAAGTTGGCGACGGCAACCTCGGCGAAGTCACGCTGGGTGTATCCGCTATCCCTACTGCGTACACCGCAGCAGCTACACTGACCACGGCTGATCTGTCCGGCGGCGCAGTTGTATACACGTCAAGCAGCACTGCTGACCTTGCGCTTCCTGCTGTTAGCGTTGTTGACGCTGACATCAGCAGCGCCAAAGTTAACTCGTCGTTTGAGTTTGCTTTGATCGCAACCAGCACCGGCGTACCTACAATCACCGCTGGCACAGGCTGGACGTTGGTTGGTTCGGGCGCAGGCGTTGCATCCAAGAGCGTACTGTTCCGTGCTGTTAAAACCAGCGCGACAACGTACAATCTGTACCGTATCGCTGGCTAATGGGTTTGCCCCGGCTACGGTCGGGGCTTCCTTTTCAGGAGAAAATCAATGGCTAATACAAAATCTATCGGCGTCGCTTTCCTTGACCAAAACATCGACGGCGCCGATTTCGTTTATGTTGATAGCGAACTCGGCTACACCGCCGCAGCACAAGGTACGGTCACGCAGGGCGTTAGCAAAGCCGAACCCGTCACGCTGAACAAGTCCGCTGGTCAAATCACGATGAACGGCGCACAGTTGAACGCAGCGACCAACGTGACGTTCACGCTGAACAACAGCACGATTGGCACCAAAGACGTTACCATTTTGAACGTTGCTGCGGGTGCCACTGCTGGTGCATATAACTGCTGGATTTCCAGCAAGGCTACTGGGTCATGCACCATCACCGTTCGCAACATCAGCGGCGGTAACTTGAGCGAAGCAGTAGTGATTAACTTTGCGGTTATCCACTGCGTTTAACTAATTTGG